TATACTAGTTTTAGTTTCACTACTACTCCAATAACCCAGACACTGGATTTGCTCCTTGTATTTCTTGACAAATTCCCTATAGATAGGCATTTCTGTGAGACTTATGTCATACTTTGAGCTTACCTCATAGAAATTTCTCTTGATAATCAGAGCAGTTACAATCTTGGAAAGTATAGAGTTCCTAAGGAACATGAAGTTCTCCACAGTCATAAACCTCTTGTTTCCTTCAAGCAGCTTGATATACTCAGACTTGACTGTAATAACACAAGCTAAACCTGAAGTACAGGGTACAAGGTCTGCAATCTGTTTAAGAGTGTAGTCATCCTGAGTATGAGTGGAATATACCACTAAGCCCTTGTTTGGTAGGTCACTAAGATGTTTAATACTATAACCATAGGTGTGATATTTTCTCATAGGAACCTCACCTGTATTGACCTTCTCCTTCTTATTCCTCTTGTTTTTCTGTTCTGCTTTATAGGCTTCCACATAGCTATGGGGAACAGAGTCATTGGACATAACCTTAATAGGGATACGCCTAAAGGTGAAATCAATGCACTCTCTTACATTCACATTGTCGGACTTATCAAGGTCTTTGGCCACATAATCCTCTATGGAGTTCTTGAATGAATCCAAGCCACCATATACAAGGATAACTGCGGTCTTTGTGGCATTCTCTGTAATATATTTAGAGGTTACTTGCTTGGTTACTTTGTCAACCTTATCTATCAGGTCAACCTTGTCCAAAAGCAAATGCTTGAAAGTCGGGCTGAGTGCTCTAGTGAATGCTCTTTTGTTCTTATAACTATTGTTTATAAACTTATGAATGAAAGCCTTGTCTATTCCTAGATACTTGGCAGAGTTAAGGAACTTTACATAACCCTCAGGCAGCTTCTCACCATCCAATGTTATAAGGTTGAAATCAACCTGAACATCATCTCTGTCTATAGAAATCTGCTCATCCTTCTCTGTAACAACATAAGAGCTTGAGAATACAAAGCTGTCACAGAACTTGGATAAGGTCATATTGCCATTTATGCGTGAGTTTACTATGTCCTGAAGCTCCTGCTTGACATCAGCAATTCTTGCCTTGATGTTATTGTTAGTGAAATCAGTGAACTGAAGAGCTTCTCTATTAGGAGTAATGTCCACAGAACCCATAGGAAGGTCAATAATAAGACCATCACGGGTGTTAAGCCAGTACTTATCATAGTCATAGATTACGTTGCCTACCTTAAAGAAGTTATTATCCTGTAGCCATGAGCACCGAGAGAATGTATTGAAGTGAGTAACCTTCCTATCGTTGAAATCTGCAACCTTGGAAGAGATAACGCTGTTATTACCCTTGTAAGAAATGTGTAATCTGTCAAATAGGCATAGTTTTCTTATAGCGTTAATAAGGTCGTTGTGATTGTAAATGTACTTTTCAATTGAGACCTCCAAACCATTCTTAAAATCACCTTCTATGACCGAGAGTTGGTCTATGTTGATTCCTCCACCATTCTTATACATCACATAGGAATACTTCTTGCCATTATAATAAGAGGTAATTTGTGCTACATCTGCACAGGAAAGACAACTAAATCTTCCTATGCCAAACATGCCAATGAAGTCATTGCTCTGTCTCTTAGTAGAACTACCTATGTTCTTGTAAATCTTATCAAACCTTTCTGGGCTTACTCCAGTTCCATAGTCTCTGACTGAAATTCTATATGTCTTGTATTGATTAATGTCTTGTATAAGTATTAAAATGTGCTCATTAGTGCCAGCCTCCACATGAGAATCATAGGCATTAGCCACAGTTTCCCTAAGGAAGGACTCTAAAGGTTTTGAATACAGATTAGATGTTAAAAGAGTGGTAATAAAGTCTATGTTGCTTTTGTCTATACCAACCCTATTTTCTTGGACATCACCTAAATACTCTGCATCGTGACTTAATTTTGTATTTAATATCATGTTGTACAACAAAAAAAGAGGGAGAGACTTTCATCCCTCCCTCATAGTTAGTGTTTAACTAAAGCAGGGCAGCAACTTCTTCAGCTTCCTTGGCTGTAAGTACTCTCTTAGCCTGAAGGGTACTAAGCAGCTTAACCATAGCTTCTTTATTTACCTTCTTAGAAGCAGCCCTCTTTTTAGGAGTCTTCTTACCAAAGTCTCTTAGGAAATCTTCTAGGTTAGCATTAGACACTCTAGTGTAATTGTCACCGAACTTTGTCTTGATGGCATCAGCTGCACCCAGCTCTTTTATCTTAGCATATAATTCTTTTCTTGACATAATGTTTGTTTTTTTTTGTTTTTTGTTTTTTTTTATTTTGTTAGAACGGCAATCTAAATGGGTCATCCTCGTCTTCTTTCTCCTCTACAGGTCTAAAAAGGCTGTTGAATACATCACAGAACTTCTCTTTTCCCACACTCTTGAAGAGGTCTGACACATCCTTACCACCGTCAAATTTAGGGAGAACAACATTTGTGAATCCAGTCTTTCTACATAGTTTTTCACCATTTGTAAGACCTGCTTCATCATTGTCAAAGAGTACATAGACTTGTTTATATCTTCTCCTCAACTCAGATATTGCAGTATCACTCATACCATAGCCCTCACCTTGAACAGCGACAGAAGGAATACCAGTATTTGCCCAAAGGCATAAGGCATCCTTTAATGAGGAGCAAATGCAAACTTTGTCCCCTGTCTCAGGAATCTTAGTCCAAAGACTAATGACACTTCTGTCATGCTTATTTGCCCACTTTCTGCCTGCTTTATTGTGAGGTTGATATATTTTTAATGTTACTCTTCCCTCTTTTCTTTCCACAAAGGCATAAGCAAGTTTATCAGCACTAAATACATATTTCTTTCCCTTCGATATTACTATCTTATGAGAAATAGGATAAACATCTGCATACTCAAGCCATTTCAAAGGTACACCATAGGAAGCCCAATAGTCAATATCATACTGCCTCCACTCTCTGACTTTGCACTGTAAGTCACTATCACTTTGATGAGAAGTGATGTTCCTTATAGCACATGGAGTGTATGTACCTACTTTAGTTCCTCCAGCAAACCTTTTCATGTCTTGTTGTATTCTTTTTAGGACTTCTTTATAACTGCAATGCCACATAAGGGAGAGGAGGTCATAGATACCTCCTCCCTCTCTTGTAGCAAGGTCAGTCCAGTAAATCCTATTACCATCCCTTGAATAAAGACCGAATGAAGGATTGGTGTCCTTCCTTAATGGGCTGTGAATAAAGCATGGAATCTCAGTCACTCCTAGATAATAGGAAACCAAGTCAGCATCGCTCACTTTGCTCTTGATGTCTTCAAAGGATACAGAGTCTTTTCCTGTACTGAATGCCATCTTACTTATGTTTTATGTTTTATGAGTTCTTAGTTTTGACCCCAAGGGGTTGCATCTCCAGCAGGAGGGAATGGCATATCACCACCACCTCCAGTAGCAAGGTCTGTACCTTCAACTACATACTCATGAAGCTCAGTGCAGTCAAACTCTGAGCTAGACATGGCACCAGATTCCTGAGTCTGCTTAACATCCCTGTCAAGCTTGCTGTAGTCAGATACACCGTTCTTAAGGAACATCCTTGTGTACACAGTTTGATACTGCCTGTTATCATCTGTGTTTCTTATACCAAAGAGAACCTTAACCTTATTGTTGGGCTGATAGCCAATGATAGTTCTAAGCTCACTTACATCACCCTTGAAGTAATCTTCAATGTGCTCCAGTGAAGCCTCACTATCAGAAAGCTTGTCAGCATCATTCATTACCCACTTACCATCAACATATCTCTGACAGGGAGGAATGTTAAGGTATGCAATAAGGAACTTAATAAGCTCCTCTTCGCCAACGTATGCAGGTCTGTAATCCTTGTCAATGTTGGCAGGACCATTGCTATACACAGGAATCTCGTGAGCCTTAGCCTGCTCAATAGTTACCCATGCAGTTCTACCATACTTGTCAATAACCTGAACCTTGGTGTTGTCCCTGTTATACCTATAAGCTCTCCTTATAAAGAGAGAAACCTTACTTACAAAGTTGAGAGGTTGATTATTGGCATCAAGGTACTTCTCAGGGTCAGCCTTGACAATAAAGTCAAGTCTTATCTGAGGAACCTTAGTATCACCAACTTCTGCCTCACCAATATACTCAGGAGCATTCTCCAGAGTTCTACCATAAAGCTTCTCTAACTCTTCTTTGAGGGGGTTTACAGCAAGTACAAATACACTAGCTACACCAATGTATCTCTTAATGCTACCACCCTCAGAACTTACTTGTCCTTGTCCAAATGCCATAATTACAAAGTGAGAGTTTCAGTTTCGGGTTCAAAAGTTTCAACAGGAGTCTCTACTGTGCCAGCTTCAGGAGCTTCATTAGTAGGTTCTGCTACATCCTCTTCTACAGGAACTATGGTCTCAGGGTACTTAAGGTTCCACTTGGTCACCTTTACAGGGTTGCCATTCTTGTTAACCTTATCAGTGACTTCAACAGTCCTTACTACGAGGTCTTCAGTGCCGTAACCACCAGTAGCCTCCTTGATAGGAGCCTCATAGGCGTCAAGCTGCACCTGAATAGACTTCAATTCTTCTTCTCTGTCGGCAATCTCTGCCTTAAGTTTCTGCTTCCTTTTTACAAGGGGAGAAACATTCTGTGCAGTCCTTTTCAGACTAGCAACGAAAAATTTAGAAAATTCTTTCTTCATAATGTTAATGTATATAAAATGTTGTGTGTTGGTTATCTATTATAGTACTTGTTCACCTTTTCTACTACTATACCCAAGTCATTGGGGATGTAAAGGTTGTCAAACATACCATAAGGAGATTTTGGAGAGGACGTGAACTCGTCCTCATTGGTGATGAACTCTTTGATTACCTTCTTGGAGGCAGTGTCAAACCTACTTCTGCCCACAAGAGTAACATCAAACTTACCTTCTGGCGTTACGTATTCATCAACCATCTTTCCTGTGGTCTTCATCTTTATATAGACTCTACTATCCTGTTGGGGGACTTCTTCTCCATGTGCAAGCACTATGATGTTCTTGTCAGAATCACCATACTTCTCAATGGCTGAGAATATCTTACCCATGAAGTAACCAATCTTCTTGGGAGTCAATTTGTTATCCTAGGAGTTTTTTATCTCCTAGTTCTATACCTTTTTGCATTATTGGTATAGTTCGGCGTACATTTTCACCCATAAGGGGCTGGGTACTCTTGGGAACATTATATTCTGTATTACAGGTTCAGTTCCTACGCTCTACACTGTGCAGTCCTTTTATCTACTGCATTTAGCACGGTATTAAGGATTGATTCTTTCCTCTATAGAACCATCTGCTACTATATATCCTAATATATAAGCCTTTGTTTCGCTATTAATAGTCTTAAAATAATCACTATTGTGTTTTTTTCTTATTTGGAATAAAATCTCTCATATCAATATTATTTTATCTTTGGTTGGCAAAGACACAAATAATTATTGATATATGCAAATCTTTTCACCGTTTTTATCCAGTTCTTTTCACCTAAATTACTTTAGGCAGGGACACTCATTCTATCCCAACCACCCTTGAGTGCATTGTCCATGTAATAGTCCTGCATCAGATAGTTAAAGTCATCAACCACAATGTTCTTAAAGGGACTCTGTAGGAGTTGCTCAATGGCGTAAGCAACCTGCTCAGGGTTATTGGTGATAACCCTATTACCATCACCCATATTGTTAATAGGTGTGGTCTTATACAACTCTCTACTCCCAGGGAATGTCAATGGCTTTGAGGTAACACTAATGACATAGGTTTCCTTAGGGTCGAGACCAACATGGTTCAACTCTTCTACCTTACCCATGCTAAAAGTCTTACCAAAGCCAGACTTTGCAAGAACTAAAATTCTGCTCATTGTTTTCTTCTCTAAATTGCAAAGGTAGTAATTTTCATGTACCCCTGCGACATCATAATGAATTTACTTAGTGTGTTAGAAGAGATTTAATTAAGTTGCTTGAGATAGGCATAGACTTGTCCCATGCCTGCTGTGTTCTCAGGTTTAGGCAATTCAGCCCAATTACAAGTAGCACCATCAAAGAACAAAGCTACTATGCCCCCCAGCTCGCCATCCCTGTTTACTAGGACTTCCAATGTTCTAAAATGGTCTTTGAACTTGTCAATAGGATACCCAAGGTACTCCTTGAGTCCAAACCTAAAAGGACTAAACACACCTAACACAATGTTAGCATCATGTGATGTGTACTTACTATCTCCTAAGCCAGCTGTAGTTGGTCTAGTCCTATTGAGTTTAACACTCTCTATAGACTCATTATCCGTGTTCTGCTGCTGTATATTTATAGGAGACTGCCCATACCTGTCTCTAAGAAGAATGCAATATTCACTCCATTTGTCAATGGCTTGCTTCTTTGTAAAACCTCTCTCAGTCTGAATTAGATTAACAGTATCAGTTAAGACAAGGACATACTCATCAGGATTGTTAGGAATGTACTTATCAAATACCTGAATCTCCTTCTCCAACCCAAGTTCATCCTTGACCGTGATAGTCTTTGTAACCACTTTCCCATGTTCTTCTGCATACTGCTTACAGAACTTATACATACCTGTGGGGTTAGATTCATCCGAGAAGACTACATGGGACTCAAAGTAATCCACTATGTCTATGAACTCATCAGACTCTATCTTATCAAGTATCTCTTGAGGAACTGGTTTTTCATTATCAGAACTCCTTAAGTCTGAAGGACTTATCCTAATTTTGAAATGCTGATTAAGAAGCCAAGAGTAGAACCTAGTCATTATCCTCTGCTTTGTTTCCTCCAATGGAAAGTAAAGTATCTTCACAGACACTCCAGTTTGTTTCTCATTGTAGTAACAATACATGAGTGCATCAAAGAGCAAGTGAGACACCAACTGAGTCTTTCCTCCCTTGGTAAAACTAGTCACTATATAATAGGTAGACTGCTCCCAACCTAGGAAATCTCTTGAGAACCTTTTGAATGGTGAAGGAATTGTATTCACACCGCCATCAATCAGCCTCTGTCTCCTTGCCTTAAGCATTTTGTTAGTTTCTTCTCTTAGACTCATCTTACACTATCCATCCAACTCTCATTACTCACATCTTCATGACCTGCATTTTCAATGTAACTGAGAAACTGAGAGGTTTCATCCCCTGTTATAAGGTTTCTCTTACTGATGAAATATTTCAGTACTTGCATGAACTGATAATCACCATTAAAGGATTCCACATACTTCTTAGTGGCTTCTATAGCCTGTTCATCCGTGAATACAGCCTTATACTTCTTTACGATAGCCTTTAATTTTTTGGCAATAATAGGCTGGCTATCTCTCCACATGAGCTTAGTACCTGGTTTTCTACCTTTAGGGAATACTTCTTGCATCTTCTTAGCAAGCTTATCAAATCTATCTTCTTCGGAATTTGAAAGGTGGAACTCGCTATTCAAGAATATACTTTCAATAATGTCCACACCAGTTTGGGTTAATCTAGCATTGATAGGCTCTCTTCTGAGGTCAAACCCATCAAACTCTATTAACCCTCTGGCGCAGACATCCTGAAAAGTGTTAGAGGAAATAAGTTTACCAAGATATAGAGAAGCTATGTAAAGAGCAGTATCTACGGGAACTTTTAGTTTCTCGCATTCTTTTACATCAAAACATAACTTCATACTTGTTCACCTATACCTTCTGAATATATGCAAGTTCTCTATTCAAAGTGTTGTTAAATACATCACAGACATTGTTCATGAAGGCTATCTCCTTCTCATAGTACTTGACTATAGCACCAAGTATTCTCTTAGCTATAGCACAAGCCTTTGAGTTGGCCTTTGCCATCACAATTTTGTCTGCCAATTCCTGATTAGGAG